ATTCCATCTTTGGTCACATAACCATTCGGGTCTCCTGGTTTAGGGCTCAGGAGACCTTCATTTTGAATATTCATTTTCAGCGAGCACCAGTCACATTCACAATCCTAGCATTAGGATTGCGAGCCTGAACAACCTGTTGTGCTTCACGAGGACTGTTTGCGTGAACCTCTTCCACTAAACGGGTGTTTCCAGCGACGAAGATTACGTTGTATTTCATTGGGGGATGTTTGGGTTAATGTGAATAGTATAGCAGAAAAATCAGCGTTTGACCACGCTGATGGCAGGCAAACCCTGATTGAACACGGTGTCCACCACCGCTTGCACCTTCTTAGCGGTGCTGATGCCCACAGAAGAGTAGACAGGGATGCAGACCAACCCAAAGGACTTGGTGTAGTCTACAAGGCGTCCAGGGGCAATACGACCGCTCTGAAGACCTTCTGCGTCGTCCTTGTGAAGGCGGATGACCCGTCCGATGGTCTGGGAGATGCCGATGTAATCCATAGAGCGCATAAACAGCACTGCCTCTAGACCAGAAACGTTGATGCCCTCGCTCAGGATACTGTGATGAAGAACCACAAACTTCTTAGAGTCATCCTTACCCCAGGCACTCAGAGTGTCAAAGAACACCTCACGGTTGACCTTCTGACCATCAATTACAGCACCAGTCTTGGACGTGATATACATCCAAGAGAAACCACGCTCCTCCAGTTGAGTGCAAAAGTCAGTCTCAGAAACCAGGGAAACAATCTGTTTGGTTGCCTTGGAGCAGATCAGAACCTTGCCCACTTCCTGAGCATCAATAGTCTGAATGAGGTTCTCACAGTCAACATCAGCGACAATCTGACCCTTGCTGAGCATCTCAAACTTCTGCACCACAACCTTAGGAGGAACAATGAAACCACCATCCACCAGTTCGGGGGCAGGAACATTGCAGATGACATTGCCATAAACAGCAGCGTCATTCATACCAGGTTTGGAAACAGTAGCAGAATGCTTAGGAGTAGCAGTGAAGAAATAGCAGCGGTCAGCAGCAGAAGCGAAGTGCTCCGTAGCAGGGAAGAAATGACGCTGAACACTGTTGTGTGCCTCATCGAAGTAAATAGTATCAACGTGAATATCTGCCTGCTGCAGGCGCTGCAGAGAGTTGTAGGTGGTGAAAATCAGTTTGTGACCCTTCGCTTGCTCATACCAGGCACGAATCACATTGGGACGGGTGCTGCTGAAGTGATGAGTCTCACCACTGTGAATGTGCAGAACCTGAGCATTGGTGATAAACTCAAGAAACTCAGAAGACAGTTGCTCGGCAAGCAGAATGCGGGGAGCAACAACTACAATAGTCTTAGGAGTTTCTGACTGAAACTCACGCAGAGCATCAAAGATGGCAATGTTGGTCTTGCCACCACCAGTAGGGATAATCACTTGACCCTTACGATACTGCAGCAGGGCATCCAGAGCACGTTGCTGGTGAGGTCGGAGTTGAATCACAGGTCTCATCGCGTATGAAACTATTATAGCAGAAAACCGCCCCTGGTGCGACCCAGTGGACGGTTCTTAAAGTGTCTTAGAATCTCATCTCCAACCCAGACAAAGGTAGTCTAGCAGTATATTAGTAAAGTGTCAAGCTTGTTGCACCGACACCAGCAACAGTGAATGTAAGTGTATTTCCAAAGACTGTAATTTTAACTGGATTTGTTATACCAATTCCACTTGTAAAACCATTAGGCGCTGTTACAATTCCAGAAGCAATTGTCATATTCCCAGAAACAACAATACTTCCACTTGAAGAAATGCCAACACCATTTGATGTTGTTGGATTATTACCAACTTGTAAAGTGTAAAGTGGTGATGCGGTAGCAACACCCACTGTTCCAGTTAATACAGAAGTTCCACTAACCGAAAGACTTGATGGTGTGAGAGCCCCATTAACTGTTAGAGCACCAGTAGTTGTTACGCCACTAATATAAGCACTTCCAGAAACTGATAGAGTGCTTGTCGGAGAATCACTACCAATTCCAAGATTACCTGAACTTGTCAGGGTCATTATCTTAGATAAAGATGATTTGAACCAGTTATAAGAACCAGTTCCAGATCCACCTGGATTTAGATAAAAGTTAAGATTTCCTGTATCGTAGTTAATTACATCTAAAGATTGTTCAGTGCTGAATGGATATGTCCCATTTGTATTACCAAATCTCAATTGAGCATTACTAGAGGCAATACTTACATTTCTACCAAAAGTAATTGTAGAGGAATTTGATCCATCACTGGTCAGTTGTATTGAAGAGATACCAGATTTTCTGACATGAATTTGTGCGTTTGGATTTAAAGTTCCAACACCAATATTACCTGGAACATGAAGTGTTGTATAAACGGTAGAAATTCCAGATGTTGAAAAACCACTGTTAATACTATTAACAGTTATGTTTGCAGTTGAGGTAATATTAGATGCGTTTGATGCAGTTCCAGTTAGATTTCCTACAAAACCACCTGTTGATGTAGTAACACCAGAAACATTAATATTAGAGGGTAATCTTGCATTATCAATAGTTCCAGTTAAGTTAGACGCATTTAAAGAACCACTAAAACTTGATGCCGTTACAATTCCAGTTGAATTAATATTTCCTGTTGCTTCTTCAAATGAGATACCATTTCCAGAATTTGGGTTTTGACCAACTTGAAGAGAAAATTGTGGTGAGGTTGTTCCTATACCAACTTTAAAAGATGTTGAAATGGAAGAACTTGTGCTATTAACAATCCAACCATCCACAGCAATAGCATAAATTCCAGTCAATCCAGAGGCACTTCCAGAAAATGTGGTCGCCGTAACAACACCAGAAACTGATAACCCTTGAGTTGCAGTTAGGAATCCTACTGTCGCAATACCAGCATATAAAGTATTTGTTGTTATAAGACCTACAACCTTAGTTGTTCCACGAACATCTAAAATTTCAGTCGGAACTGAGGTTCCAATTCCAACTAAACCATTTGCATTTACAATAAAGTTATCATCATCAACTTGTACGCCATTTCTAAGGTTAAACGCCTTTCTATAATTTGCCATCTTATATGGTTTTTAGTTATTTATTGGATTCTGATTAAGTAAATCAAAGCCAAATATGGCGGGCGGTTTTCGTGTGCTTGAGTGACTCCAGCAGTTCCACCTGCATTTGCGATTGTGATACCAGTTGTATTACTTTGAGTAATAACACTACCGGCACTAATAATTCCATGGCTACGACCACCAGGACCTTGAGTTATTCCACCACTGTTGGGGTTTTCAAGATCTTGATTAGACGCATGATTATGACCAGGATCAGTAATTGTATGATTATGAACTGGCATTTCAGATGTAGTTAATGTTACATTTGATAAACCACCAGTATCGCCAACAGAATAAGAACTTCCAGAACCAGAAACAAATCTATCTCTCAAATCAGGTAATCTAAAGTGAGTGCTTCCAGCAGCGCCAGAACCATTTGTATTTGCTCCAAATGGGAAAATTGCACCACTATTTGTTAAAACATTGTATAATGTATTATAAGTTGCAATTGAAAGTTCAGACCCATTACAAATTGCCCAATCAGATGGGAAATTTGAAATTGTACCAGGCCACATAATAATACTTCCCACTGGAGAAATGTTTGGAACATCAAGATAGTTCGCACTAATTCTTCCTGCAGTAGCCGCAGATCCTGCACCAGCAGTTGTAAGATCTAAATTACCAGTGATTGTGGTATTAGTTTGAATTGCAACAGTGCTTCCAGTTGTGGCATTTATTTTTAAATTACCAGTCGCAGTATCAATTGTATTATCATCAGTCTGTGCAACTCTAACTTCACCAATATGTGCATCACTAAATGGTTTAGCAGCAGTTCCCAGATATGCTCCTTCATCAGTATCAGGAACAATGCCAGTATTAACTACGAGTTCATTGTTAATTACTGCTCCACCAGATACATTTAATGCATCCGAAGATGTATTAGTAATTCTTACTTTGCCACTAAATGTGGATTGTGCTTTTGTTCTGACTTCTTTGTTAAATGTGACTGGTCCATCAAACTGAGACAGAATTTGACCAGAATCTCCACCCTCAACAAGAAGTCTTTCTTTAATTGTAACTTCATCAAAAACAACACTCAATTTATTTGGATCTTCACCAGTGATTGTTGGGTTTGGAATGTCATAAGAAGTAACTTCTCCACTTGAAGCAGAAGTCTTCGTATTTCCATTGAAGAAGTCTCCATTGTTGTTCATACCAGTGTAAACAACAACACCACAAGAACGTTCTTGAGAATTTGCCAAGAAATTCTCTTGGTCATTTAGAGATTTAACTTGAACTTGTGGGAGACCTGTTGAGTAGTTGCCTGGTCCATATCCAAGATATTCAAATGTATGTCCAGATGCTCTTAAAATCGAAGGTCTATGAAACTCAATTGCAACTGGATTAATCTTACGAATAAGAGAATTAACATCGTGACTCTCTTGAACAGTTCCAAAAGCACCACGAAGAACCGTTGCAGAAGTAGCATTATTGCTACTTGTAACTCTCATAATCTCATTATCAATCTGAATATAAGAACCTAATGGTAGTCTTTGTGCAGTTCCAATACCAGAACTTGAAATGTTGATTGTAGTTCCAGTTGTGATTGCCGATGTAAGTGTAAAGGTTTCATTAGCAAAGAATGAAACTTGACGAGATCCAAAGTTTTCACCTCTTGTATCAGAAATTGCTTCGTTTGAAGACAATCCGTGCTTCAGAATGTAACCGTTTGCTGCAGATAGAGATGCATTTGTAACTGCAGTAAATGAGGTTGCACTTACTCTTGCGTCAACCAAGTAATCACCCAAGTTATTATTACTTGAATCAATAACACGGAATCTGTTTCCAGCAAGAAGACCGTGAGCAGAAGATGTCACAAACGTTGTAGTGCCAGTTGTTGCACTATAAGATGAAGAACTGATTTGAATTGAAGAACCAACAACAAATACATATTGACTTGATGAAATTGTTGGGTCCCCAGCAGTTTTAGCAATCGCAATTGTAGTTGAAGATGGAACTGATGAGATGCGATAGTATCCATCAGAGGTTGTTCCCGCTCCTGTAACTTGAACTACATCACCAACGTTTGTTGTAATACCAGAAGTAACAGTCGTATATCTTGCGGCACCATTACCAGCACCAATTATGGTTTGATCAAAATATAATCCAGCAGCACTGTAACCAGAACCTGGTGCTATAATATCTGCAGAAACAACGGCGCCGCCAGTGACAACAACTTTTGCTGTCGCACCATTCCAAGTTCCAGTTTGAGAACCATTCAGAAGTTTAACATTATAATACGTTCCGTCTGTGTAAGACGCTCCAGCAGTAATTGTTCCTGTAGCAATTCCAGAAAGTCCGTGGAATCTTGAGAACGTAATTGTTGCAATACCAGAAGAAGATGCAACAGAAGAAATTGTCAGACCAATACCAATGTCCTTAAGTGCAAGGTCAGTGGATTCACGAGTAATACTCTTCTTCAAATCGTTTGTGACAATTGCTCCGATTGGTGCTCTTTTTGCAAATGTTTTTGCAGCAGGTGGGTTTGAATTAATATTGTCTCTATCAAGTTGAGGATACAAATCTGATGGTAGTTGCCCAAACTCAAGATTTGTAAATTCTTGAGTCATCGCATTACTTGCATTTAACACATACAGGTGATAAATGCCATCTTGTTGATTGTAGATGTATGGTGAAATAACTTCGTTTCGATAGACAAATAGGTTGCCCTGCCAATCATTTCGTTCAAATCTAGGTAAACTAGTGCTTCTTGTGTTTACATTATTTGTGAATGTTCCAGGAGTGTGTGCTTTACCATCAACATCTGTTGTGGAGTGTTTAAATGTAAATGCATCTGTAACTTCTGTGACAGTAAATCTTCCATTATAACCTTCATTGTAAGTTCCACCTGCATTTGTAGAACTTGTAACATTTCGAATGACTACAATATTACCAACTTGTAAATCGTGAGGTAATTCTGCAAGAACAGTAACTGTGCTTGAAACAACAGAACAAGTTGCAATGAATCTTGGATTTTTATTATAAGCATAGTCAGTGCTTGCAATGCTCGTTCTTGTAAAGTCTGCATTGTTTCTTGCACCAGTGCTGCTTGATTCTTGAATGACGAAACCAGATTCTGGATCCTTTGCATTTGCAAGTTCTTTTGGAATAACAACTCTGAACTTATACAGTTTTTCATCAAGACTTCTTTCATCAGAAATACGATTTACATAGGCAAGGTCAGTTGTGGTTCCATATGTTGCTGTGCCACCTGATGAGAAAGCACTGTAAATGCCATTACCTGCATTAACGTGAATGAACCAATTATTATTTTGAGCATCAAACTGAACTGGTGAACCTAAATCTCCAGAGTCTTTGTCAGAAACTCGACTTAAAATGTGAAGATTCGTTCCACCGTAAACTGTGATTGCTTGCGATTGAGTTGCATTTGTATATGATGATGCCAACTTAATCGTGTTATTATCTCCATTATTAATTACATAATAAACTTGATGAGCATCAATATTTTCTGGCAGATCTCCATCATCACTAATAATAATGACTTTTTCACCAGTTAAAAGATTATTTGTTCCAATTGTAAATGAGTTTGATGTTGGACCAGAAGTTACATCATAAGACTTGACAGAACTCGTTGTTCCTAATGCAGTAGTAAGTCCACTTGTGCTGATTGAATTATCGCACATATAGATGGACGCTGAGTAAGTTACACCAGCACCCACTACAGATAGTGTATCATTCAATCTCGCACCGATTCTATAACCTTGTGTAAGTGAAGATGGTACAGAATCTGCAGATGTAAATCCATAAAGATAAAGATGACTTGAAATGCCAACAGAAGTTGTTAATCCAACATCCAAAGACAACCACTCAATTGTATCTTCAGATTCAATGATTGCTCTTGGAGGAATAATTGAAGTAATGAAGGCATTATTGTCCTTATCAAATGCATCTCTCTTAAATCCAGAAGAGTTTAGAGAAATTTGACCAAAGTTTGAGTTGGAGTTAGTAATTGAACCATCACCACCAGACTCAGCATCAAAGTGTTTGTTGAAACCAATCGCAAATACAGAAACAATCTGAATAAACGCATCATTTGAAATCTTAATATGACTTGTTTCCCATCCCTGACGATAAACTGCATCAGGGTCTAAATGATAAACTTGGTCTGAATTTGTTTGTGATGCACCTTCTGGTAATGAAGAACCATAAACAGTGGTATAATTTACACCCTGATAAGTTCTTGAAGACTTGCTGTATTTTACAAATGCACGGTCATCTTTTTGTAAAGATACTGCGGTAAACTGTGCAACAACAGTGCTTCTAAACCCTGATGCTTTGCTACCATCAGCGTGAAGACCATTCATACCCCATACTGAACGTAAGGAGATATTAAAGATATAAGGTGATGCTCCAGAAACGGTGTCAGTTTCAACCGTTACTGTGGCGCCTGATGCACTTGGACTTGGATTGATTGTTGGATAAGATGAAAGTGCAGGAAGTAAATAAGTAAATGAAGTTGAACTTAAGACATTTTGAACGGTTGTTGAGATATTATATGGCGCAGTAACTCCAGAACCACCAACTCCTCTGATTTTAATTGGTGTTCCTGCATTTAGATTATGCGCTGCTGAGGTTGTAACTGTAACAACTGAACTTGCAGTGCTTCCATTGCCAGAAATAATCGAAGAAATTTCAATTCGATCGGAAGTAAATGCGCCAACAATTTCCCATTCTGGATTTCTTTTTGCAAAACCAAGAGGATCTGCTGGATACTTCTCATCAATATCTCGATATGCATTATAAGCATTTGAGACTTTGCTATAATACATATCAAGGTCTGTGAGACCATAAGAACCAACATTGTTTACACCATCACAAAACTCAAAACAAGTGAGTTTGTGGTGAGAGAAGTTTGGTGTTGATTGATTTGTAGTTCCAAAATCATCTGGATTTGTATAAACTACACCACTTGAATCCCCATCAAACAGAGAGAACTGCCAAAAATAACAAGCACCAGTAATTCTAAAAATTGCCGATTTTGCTACTGCATCATCAGTTGGATTAGGAACATATTTTGGACGAATCTTGGTCTTTCTTAAATCAAGACCAACGATAGAGGTGCCTCTTGGAACAACAACACCACCATAATAACTGTTAAATTTATAGAGAATATTGTCTTCTTGTGTTAAGTCAAAATTAGAATCAAGACCTAAAGATAATACTGAAGATGCTAAAACTCCTGCACCACCTGCTCTCGATACAGCATAAGCGGCGCCAGCATTATCATAAATTGCAAAACCAGGTCTATTATCAATTAAATGCTCACCAGGAAACAACAGAATTGTTGTTTTTTCTACTAAGTCGTTATTATCTCCAGCAACATAAGAGAATCTTGCCGCTTCTAACAGTGCTCTTTGGACTGTTTTAAATGGGCGAGCAAGAGAATTTCCTTGATTTTCAATGGAATCTGTTGAATCCAGGTCATTTGGATTTACATATAGGATGCGACCTTCAGTATTCTTAATGAAATTATCAAGCTTGTTTAATGGCATTTTTTCTTACAGAGCCCTTCTTATCTTCTATTTATGAAGTCAAATCTTCCTCATCATATTCAAATTCAAGGTCATCAGGAAGGTCTTCAGGGTTCTCTAATTCAACTGGAAAGAAACAAGGGTGAACTTCTTCATCTATAAGATAAAAAGAACTTCTGTATAAGTCTTCTGGTTCAAACGTACGATTCTTATCTGCTGCTCTACAAAGGTCTTGGTCGTATAAATGTCCGTCTGGAAGTTCGTCAAAAGTAAAAGGAACGTGATTGATAAAATACATCTTCACAATCATACTACCATTGTTATACCAGCAGTATGCAGTGTCGATACGATAAGACATAGGGTTTTCCCATATCTTATATTTATTTTTATGCGAGTAGGGAGACTTGAACTCCCACGGGGTTGCCCCCAACAGATTTTAAGTCTGGTGTGTCTACCGATTCCACCATACTCGCTTGTGGGACCATTATAACTCTTGGAGTTTTAGTGGTCAAGTGCCCCTTGCGTGGATCGAACACGCCTCAGCCGAATTATGAGTTCGGTGCATTCACCAGATTGCTAAAAGGGCAGTAGGAACACTGGGAGTTGAACCCAGACTAACCCGTTATAAGCAGGCCGCTCTAACCATTAAGCTATGCTCCCTTGCGGTTTATGATGCCTCGTTGTTTAACTCAGTGTGTATTCGTATGAGGTCATCATCCGCAGGCATCATAACCGCTGCTTGTCCATTCTCGTTAATTATACCTAAACTTTCTCCATTTTCAACTCGTTCCATCAGTTCTTCAAACCTCTCTTGAAACTCTTCCACCGTGAAAACTTCCATTTTTGTGTTTTATTTAGATGTATTCTTGACCTTTGATAGCGAGGTCAGCATACTCAATCTGCTCAGGGTCAAGTTGAGCAGTTACAACTTCCAACACGTTCATAAACTCTTGAACAGTATCACACTCTACCAGGCGCTCGCTGCCCTGATCGCTGATAAGAAGAAAACTGCGGGTGCAGACATCAATCACAATGCCTTGAACGCATTCTTGGGCGGTGCTCATTTGGTGTTTTGTTGATTACCCCCATATTATAGGGCGTTCAGGGCACGGTGTCAAGAGGTCAATCATGAAAGTGGTTTGGTCGATAAAGTTCCATCATCAGAAACAACTAATTTATATTGAATTCCACTAGGTGAAGTCATTATAATACCATTTGCATTACTAACATATATGCTTTTATAATAATGAACATCTTCATTAAAATGAGATTCTAACCCAAAGTATTGAGGATCTGCCATCTTATGTCACCGCATCTACTACAGTATCAACAACACTATTGGCAAGGTTTCCAATTAAACTATCAATTAAATCAATTCCTATAAAACTTCCCTCAAATATTTGCTTCGTAAAATCTTTTCCAAGTAAAGAAATTAAATTACCACTGGTTCCTTTCACATCAACTTTCTGACCATCAATCATAATACGACCAGAACCAGCTTTCATATTAATATTTCTTCCTGCTTTGATATGAACGTCTTGTTCTGCCTCTAACATAATATTTGTGGCATAAATGCGGACAGTTCCATCTGCAGAGATAGAAACATTCCCACTATTGCCAATAATAACTACATCTTCTCTACCTTTATCATTATTTGCTCCACCAGAAATTTGAATCGTATGGTCATTATAGATTGAAAATAACCCACCACTACTTAAACTAATTGACGACTGATTATCTCCACTATCAGTTACACCATAAATTTTATAAACATCAGTTCCCGTCAATCCCATTTGAGGATTTGCAGTGTCAATTCTAAAGTTAGGATTGAAACTAATTAATTGTCTTTTATGTAAGTTTTTATTTCTTTCTGCCATTTTAGATTGGACAATCGATTGATGTTTGAAGTTCGCCAGTAAACTTAGATGCACCTAAGACTGGGCGAAGAATTGCTCCAGTTCCTGTATTTGAAGTAACCGTAAGAACTGGTAGACTATCAATGATATTATTTAGAGGTGTGACCTGATAGATACGACCATCGACAATCTGAGGATTATAAGAATTGCCAAGATTGTCAGTGACCTGAGCATCTTCATATCCAGTTCCACCATCTTCAACTAATACATTCAGAACAGAGTATTCTTCAATATTTCCTATAGAATAATTTTCGCCTTCGGAAACAATATAAATTGATTCCAATTCTCCATTTGCATTAATGACAGAGCGAGCAACAGCACCATACCCTTGTTCATTATCATCTACAATTTCTACAAATGGTGGGAAAGTATAACCAGAACCAGGATTTGTAACTTGAACCCCAATAACACTTGAAGTTGTATTGCCATCAGAATTTTGAACTAAATTACCAAAGATTGGAATTGCAGTCGCTCCTGTTCCACCACCGCCAAAGATATTGATAATTGGTGGTGAAGCAAATTGCAACGCATCCGTAAAGCATTGTTGCACAGAATTAATATCTACGCCAGAGTTTATGATGTTTGCAATGTCTTGAATGGCACCATACGAATTTGCCATTGAACGTGCTAATGTTGAGGTAGAACCTGAAGGACCACCGCCGACCACCCATTCATTAACAAGACCTTTAAAGTCATCAAAGTTTTGATTGCAAGCAAATCCAACTCCAAATTCTGAAAGTAATCCAATTGCTTCTCTCATCAAATTACCAACACTAAAATCAGAGAAAAATTGGAGAAGTTTTGCGACTCCTTCCAGTGGTCCATTTAACAGATTTTCAAGCACTCCAACAATTGAACTTAACAGCGATCCTGCAAATTGATCGGCAGCACAACTTGTAAAACGCTCTACATTATCTACAACAGATCCTATTATTTCTGATACAATAAATTTCAAACTTGAAATTGCTGTGCCCATTATACATCCAAATGCTTCTTCAAGATTTTTAACAGGTATAACCATTGCTTGTTGAGCTGCAACTCCTGCTGCGTGAGCTGCGATAGGATTTCCAGTCGCTGCAAGAACTTGAGCAAATACTAATTTATAAAGTAAGTCTAATCCTTTTTTTAAGATTTTTTGTAATTGTTTAATTAAAGAATTAAATATTCCACCAATTAAATCATTACATAAAGTAACTATTTTATCTGTTGCCTTATTAATTTCAACTCTAATTTTTTCAATATTTCCTTGAAGTTTTCTGAGTTTTTTAAGGAGATTTTGAACGATACTTTTAATTTTATCAACCTGAGTATTTTTAACTGTGTTTGCTAATGGAACTTTATTACCTATTGCAGAGTTTTCTGAAACGATTTGCTCTCCAACCTTTTGTGATAGTTGTTGTGCCTGTTGTTCTGTAATACTTTGTGCCGTTCTCTGGGAATCTTCCCTATTTTCATTTGTTTGACTTGGGGTTTGTTTAATATTTTTTGGCATAGGTTCCGAGAAACCCGTAAAAGACTGAAAAGGATTTTTATATCCACTTTCAGACCAAGATTTAGTTCTTCCCAATGCTCCCATAATTAGAGGTATTTGAGCATTATC